CGCGAAATACGTGAAGGATTAAGGCTATGACAGACAGAACTCCTCGCGCTAACAAAACTAGGGAAAAGACGGCTGCGCGTAAGCCGTGGGCTCCCCCGTCTATGCTAGACGCACCGCCTGCACCGGAAGGTTACAAGCATCGTTGGATTCGTGCGGAAACGCAAGGTTTTGACGATAGGAAGAACATCAGCGCGAAGATGCGCGAAGGTTGGGAACTTGTTCGTCAAGACGAATACCCCGACTTTGAGTCTCCGGTAGTTGAAACAGGTAAATACGCTGGTGTGTTTGGAGTTGGCGGATTGATGCTTGCCCGCATTCCTATTGAGACGATTGCTGAACGGACGGAGTATTTCGCGAACCGAAATAAAGACCAGATGGAAGCAGTTGACCAAGATATGATGCGGGAAAATGCACACTCAACCATGACGATCAACAAACCTGATCGTCAGTCCCGTATAACCTTTGGCGGTCCTATAAAGTAAGCCGCCTTACTAGGAGAAATATCAAATGGCAAATCAAGAAACTGCCTATGGTCTTCGTCCTGTCGGTCTAGTGGGAAGCGCAACTAATTCAACTGGGGTAACTCAGTATGAAATCGCTTCCAACAACACCCATGCTATTTATCAATATGGTCTTGTCGTCCCTTTGTCGGCGGGCGTTATTGATTATGCGGGTGCCACCAGTGGTGGTACTACGCAAGCACTCGGTGTACTGATGGGCGTAGAGTACATGGATGCAACACAGAAAAAGCCTGTGTTCATCAGCTACTGGCCCGGATCGGGTGCTGTGTCTGTAGACACAAACCATCCTGTCAAAGCCTTTGTTGCAGACAATCCGATGCAAGTATTTAAGGTCGCGTCTGACGCTTCTTTGACTGATCGGGCTACTGCGCAAGCCGCTGTATTCGCTAACGCGTCTCTAGGAACTTCTGCACGGACAGGTTCTACCGCAACAGGTAGCTCGGACTCTGCGCTTGGAGTTAGTACCATTAATACCACTGCAACGCTTCCACTTCGCATTGTAGGTATTTCGGACGATGAGGCTAATAGTGACTTCACTTCCGCGGGTATTCCGATGCTAGTTCGCATCAATGCTCACTTCAATTCACCCACCAGCCGTTTCGATTCGCAGACTACCGCGACCTCGACAGGCGTTTAAGAAGGGGGCTAACAAATGGCTATTTCTCGCGCACAACTAGCGAAAGAGCTAGAACCCGGACTTAACGCGCTGTTTGGTCTGGAATATGGTCGTTATGAAAACGAACATAGTGAAATCTTCGATGAAGAAAGCTCGGATCGGGCGTTCGAAGAAGAAGTTATGCTCGGAGGTTTCTCAACAGCACCGTCAAAAGGCGAGGGCACTGCCATCTCGTTTGACGAGGCACGGGAAACCTACACGGCGCGTTACACACACGAAACCATTGCGCTTGCGTTTTCGATTACCGAGGAAGCGATTGAGGACAATCTGTATGATCGTCTTGCTTCGCGGTACACGAAAGCTCTGGCACGGTCGATGGCTCAAACCAAGCAAATCAAAGCCGCAGCTATCCTGAACAACGCGTTCTTGGCTGGTGCGAATGCGATTGGCGACGGTGTGGCCTTGTGTTCTAACGCACACCCTTCTCTGTCGGGTAACCAGACTAACCTTCTGGCTACAGCAGCAGACCTCAACGAAACTTCGTTGGAGCAAATGCTGATTGACATTGCGGGTCTTACCGACGAGCGTGGTTTGAAGATTGCGGTTCGCGGAACGAAGCTGGTTATTCCAAAAGAGCTTCAGTTTATTGCGGAACGTGTGTTGAACTCTAATCTGCGTAGCGGAACAGCGGACAACGACAACAACGCAATGAAGAACATGGGTATGTTGCCCGAGGGCGCGGTTGTAAACCACTTCCTCACAGATACCGACGCGTACTTCATAAAGACCGACGCTCCAAACGGTTTCAAGTACTTCAACCGTGCGGCTATTAAAACCGCAATGGAAGGTGACTTTGATACTGGAAACATGCGCTTTAAAGCTCGTGAGCGTTATTCGTTCGGTGTTTCCGATTGGCGTTCAGTGTTCGGAACTCCGGGCGCAGCGTAAAAACGGCTAATAGCGGTTTTAGTTTGGAAGGGGCCTGTTCAAAGGGCCCCTTTCTTTTTGGTTAATTTGTGTTATACGTTATTTATTCCCTGACAAGCGCACCCTGTGCTTGACTAAACCCAGACAGGAGATTGACATGGGTACGACTACTTTTTCAGGCCCTATTAAGGCCGGAACCATTAAAAACACCACTGGAACGACTGTTGGTTCAGACATGAAGAACACAGGCTTTGTTGCAATGTCTCAGACAGCAGCGATTGACCAGACTGCCACAACCACAACTACAAACATTATAATTCCAGCCAACAGCCAGTTGATATCTATTGATGTTACTGTGACCACGGCTTGGAGCGGTGGGGCTACAACTCTAGGGTTAGGCGGCGTAGGTGCAGCCACTTCTTTGACAGCGGCGGGCGCGATCCAAGGCAACGCTGTAGGTATTGTCGCGGCTAGTCCCGGTACTGATGCAACCCGCACAGCAAAATGGCTAAACACAGGCACGGGCGATCACCGTTTGATTGTGACCACAGCTAATACTGGCAACGGTGTCGGCGCTGTAACGGTTGTGTATGCTCAGAGCAACAACGTTTAGGGGTAACTAGATGGCAGGCTCTGATGTACGCTCTAAGCGTTTAACTGCAACGGGTTCGGCGGGTCTAGGGCCCGCCCGAATACGGCAAGTTCAAGTCAAAACTACGACAGGGACGCCGAGGTTTACGGTTACGGACGGGAGCGGCGGCGCGGTAGTTTTGGACATGGATTTAGATGCTTCTTCTACGCATTCTGTTAACATTCCTGATGACGGCATTCGTGTAAGTGACATATTTGTTTCTACGTTTACAGGATGTACTTCGGTGACCATCTTCCACAGTTAAAAGGCTAAAACAATGGCTTCAGATGTAAAAGCAACCAACTTAACTGCTTCGGGCACCGTTTTTGCGGGCAGGGCCCGAGTAAAAGCCATTCATTACAAGTGTGGGACAAGTCCGGCGTTAGTTCTTAGGAACAAAGACGTAAACGGGGCAGTGCAGCTAACCTTTGCGTTTGCTGACAACACGGATGACAATGTGTATATTCCCGATGAGGGGATGTTATTTCCTGACGGTTGTTTCGCTGTTCTAACCAATGTTTCGGATGTAACTGTTTTCTTTAACTGAGGTTTTTATGTCTGGCGATAAACCAATACCAAAAACAACGGGTAAGGGCGGAAATTACCGTAATACTAAAGACGGTGCGGGAATGAGTGCCAAGGGTTTAGCGGCACACAGAAAAGCCAATCCGGGGTCTAAGATAAAAAAGGCTGTGACGGGCAAGGTTAAAGCGGGCAGTAAAGACGCCAAGCGGCGAAAGTCTTTTTGCGCAAGGTCCGCGGGTCAGATGAAGAAGTTTCCAAAGGCTGCTAAAGACCCAAACAGTCGTTTGCGGCAGGCTAGAAAAAGGTGGAAGTGCTAATGGCTAAAACAGGTTTATACGACAACATACATAAAAAACGAAAGCGCATTGCTGCCGGATCAAAAGAAACCATGCGAAAACCGGGAACAAAGGGTGCGCCCACGGCAGCAAATTTTGCCGCTGCGGCAAAGACCGCTCAACCACAACGCGCCGCCACAGGCGGAGAGATGAGGAAATCTAACATGAAGAAAAAAGGTTACGCCAAGGGTGGTGCAGCAAAGAAGATGAAAGCGGGTGGTGCCGTTAAAAAGATGAAGGCTGGCGGCGCAGTAAAACGCCGCATGGGTGGCGCAATGATGAAGAAAAAGGGTTATGCTAAAGGCGGCGCGGTTAAGAGAAAATAACCTGAATGCCCTTTTTGCAGAGCAATATCCCGCACTTTAAGTGCTGGGTTCGCCGCGAGTATACTGTAAACCATGAACGTTATCATGGTGAATTTTTACACGCTATGGCAATAGCCGTAACTACCATGCCTAACCGTTGTTTAAGCTTTCAGCTTATTTTTACGGGATGCGAGGTGGACGAAGAGGGGGGAGAGAACGTGCATGGCGGAGCTATGTGGGCCCGAATGCCCATAACGGCTTTAGTTGCAGACGAACCGTTAGAGGATTGGCCTAAACCAATGGCAGTACATGAAGCACAACCTTGGGACTGCCCCTCACATACTCACGCGGCGTATGTGCTAGAAAGGGCGTCTCCTTGTCCGTGGTTAGCCAAAATAGACGGCACGTTCTTTCCAGCAAAATACATGTTTACTGTAGATTACACCGATACAGATGTTGCGGATGATCCTGCGCAACACAAGCAGGCTCATGTATTGCAGCTATTAAACGCGGGGGATTGGACGGGCAATGTTGTAGCTTTGCCCAACAATCGCGTTAGAGTAACGCATCCTGCGTGGTTTGAGACAGGAGAGGGCGCTCCAGACTTCAAGCCCTCTCAGCATGTACATTATTCTAAATCTGATTTAGACTACACCTTAGACGTTAATCGAATATTCGATAATCTGTACAACGAGGAATGACATGGCAGTTTCTAACAGCGTGGATTTTGAGCTAGATGTAGCTGAGTACGTCGAAGAAGCCTTTGAGCGTTGCGGCTTGGAGGTTCGAACAGGATATGATTTTAAAACGGCAAAGCGGTCGTTAAATTTAATGTTGGCAGAGTGGGCCAACAGAGGTTTAAACCAGTGGACAATAGCGCAACGCACCGTGACCATGACACAAGGCACTGGAGAGTATTCGTTATTACCGGACGTTATTGATATTTTGTCTGCGGTTATCCGCAGGGACGGCACGGATTACGCGCTGCTTCGTTTAAGCCGAGAGGAATACCAAACGGTTCCCGATAAGTCTTCTCAAGGCAGACCTAACCAGTTTTTCTTGGATCGTCAAATAACGCCTAGTTTAAAAATATGGCCTGCGCCAGAAAACAGTACGGACGTTGTGTATTACAATGCGCTTACTCGTATGAACGATGCGGATACAGCTACAAACACGTTAGACATGCCCTTTCGATTTTATCCCTGTCTAGCTGCGGGATTAGCTTATTACATTGCTATAAAGCGGGCCCCGCAACGCGTTCAGTTATTAAAGGCTGTGTATGAAGAAGAATTTGAACGTGCTATGACGGAGGATAGAGACAGGGCTTCGTTTAATGTTGTGCCTCAATACCAGTATTTTAGGACAGGCTGATGGGTAAATTTGCCAGCGGTAAAAACGCTCTTGCGATATCAGATCGTTCCGGTTTTCGGTACAGGTATAAAGACATGCGGCGGGAGTGGAATGGCCTGTTGGTTGGTAAGGACGAGTTTGAGCCCAAACAGCCGCAGCTAGGTCCGTTTAGAACGGTTTCTGATCCACAAGCCTTAAAAGACGCTAGGCCACAAACGCTGGATCGTACCGCGGCATTTCAAGTAATAACTACTAACGGCATCGTCTACGAGGGTAATGGAGTTTGGACAACTAGCGGTGTGTCGGAAATGCCCTCTTCTATCGCGTCCTTACCCTCTTTAACGTCGGGGGTAGGCTCTGTTACGGTAAACACTTCGGGCGGAACATCTGTAGATGTGTCGGTTACGGGGGTATTGGGAACGTCGGGGGTAGGCTCTGTCACTGTTACCAGTAACGTCTATATTGTTACTGTGGCTAGTGGCACTAATCCTTATGGAACGGGAAATAAGTTCTACATAGATGGCGTTGTTAGCCCAACGCTCAGTCTGGCAGAGGGCAGCACGTTTAGATTTGACCAATCAGCTTCATCTAATAGTAGCCACCCCCTTAGATTTAGCACCACAGCGAACGGTACGCACGGCGGGGGCTCTGAGTACACTACGGGCGTAACCGCGTCAGGAACGGCAGGTCAGGCTGGTGCGTATGTTCAAATAACTGTCGCAAACTCTGCACCAACCCTCTATTACTACTGCACCAACCATAGTGGTATGGGCGGAACGGCGAACACTCCATAGGTGATTGAATGAGCTATACATACGCAACATTAAAGCAAGCCATCCAAGATTATACGGAGAATACGGAGACTTCGTTTGTAAATAATCTGCCTCTTTTCATACGGTCTGCAGAAGAGCGCATTTTAAAATCTGTTCAACTAAACCTGTTTAGAAGAAACGCTTCGGGAACTATGTCTCAAGGCAACAAGTATCTTAGGGTTCCTCAAGATTTTCTAGCGCCTTACTCGTTAAGCTACACCACTAGCTCGGAAGAGGTGTTTGTAGAGTTTAAGGACGTTAGTTTTATACAGACGTACAACCCCGACTCAACGGTTACGGGTTTGCCAAAGTATTATGCCTCGTTTGATGTAAATAATTTTATTTTAGCGCCGACTCCAAACGCCTCTTTTGCCGCGGAGCTTCATTATTTGTATCGGCCTGCAAGTATTACTGCAGGGTCGGATAGCGGAACAACATGGTTGAGTGAAAACGCAGAGTTAACTCTTTTGTACGGTTCTTTAGTAGAGGCGTATATTTTTATGAAGGGTGAGCAGGATGTTATGGCAATGTACGACAAGCGGTTCCAAGAGTCCTTGGTTGGTTTAAAACTGTTGGGTGAGGCAAAAGAAACCACGCAAAACTACCGCGTTGGTCAGGTGGTGAGGGAGAAACAATGAATATGTCCGTACAGGCGTCTATGGGAAGTGACTTCAAAGTTGAGGTTCATACCACTAACCACAGGGGGTCTACTCCTGAAGAGGTAGCTAACCGTTGCATAAATAAAATGGTTGTGGTTTCTGAAACGGCGCATCCTGTTTTACGAGAACAGGTAATAGAATACAAAAGCAGCATAGAGAAGCTCTTGGTGCTATATATGAAACAGGCTATTCAAGGGGACCGTACTACTGTATATAATGCAATTAAACAGGCTGGTCACCCTGAACTGGCTGAACATATAAGGAAACTTTGATATGGCTTTTTCTGGAAATGCTCTTTGCACCTCGTTCAAAAAGGAACTTATGATAGGTGTTCATAACTTCACGACTGCAAGTAATGTTTTTAAACTGGCGTTATTTACTAATAGTGCCGTTCCCTC